ACTTAATGTATCACCACTATCTCCGAGTGTAACGGTGCCACAATTTGTTGTCGGGGTAATTTTGTTAACTTTAACTTCACTCATAGCACTCCATTATTGATACTTGTACCTTATAATCACGATACCTGAACCGCCATCGCCACCACCAAAAGCTCCATTTCCTGATCCACCGCCGCCACCGCCAGTGTTAGCTGTTCCATCTGTTCCACAAATTGGACTAGATCTTCCTCCTGGTCCTCCACCACCTGTTCCACCTGATGCATTTGCAGGACCGTTAGCTCCTCCACCACCTCCACCAGCATAACTTGTTGGACTCGCTGAAATTGATGTTGTTGCACCATTTCCACCTGTTCCGCCAGAAAGAGAATTCGTTGTAGTGTTTCCCCCTGTTACAGTAGCGCCACCTCCACCTGCTCCTGCTGGTCCTCCACCTGTACCTGTAGGAGTAACATTTCCACCATTGTTTCCTTGTGCTGGGCTAACAGGAGGTGTATTTCCTAAACCTCCAGAAGTAGACGAACTTCCGCATTCAGCTGCGCCTCCACCACCACCTGATCCACCATTATTACCATCTGTTCCAGCTGGGTTTCCATAACTACCTCCACCTCCACCACCTGCTGAAGTTATCGTTGAAAAAACTGAGTTTGATCCATCAGTTCCATTTACTGGACTTGGACTGCTAGATGCTGCTCCACCAGCACCCACTGTGATTGGATAAGCTTGAACTGCAACTGGAACACCTGATGAATTTCTTAAAGGAGAACCTGTATAACAATCATTTAAACCTAATCCTTCTCTATAACCACCAGCACCACCTCCACCTGCTCGGTTAGCTCCACCTCCTGCTCCACCAGCGACAACTAAATAAGAAACTGTATTAGATCCTGCTGAAGTTCCTGCACTAGATACTGTGAAAGTACCAGGCCCTGTGAACGTATGAATTTTAAAATTACCACAAGTAGTTTCTGTACCACCTGTTGCTACAATGTAATCACTCCCTACTGTAGTATCTACTGAAACTGAGGTTGTACTCCAACCTTGAGTCGCATCAACATATACAAAAACTAAACTGGAACTATTTTGATAAATTACAAAATCTGATGCGTCTCCATTTATATTAGAACTATTTCTACCTACAGTACAATTATTAGTATTAAAAGTTCCTGCATAATCTTTGACTGCCACAATATCTCCAGCTGAAGGTGAAGCAGGAAGTGTAACTGTAATTGCTCCTGATGTTGTATTTACAAAATACCCGTTACCAGATACTGCTGTGAACGAAGCTGTTTTAGCTGTAGTGTCCCAATCAACAGTTCCTGTTCTACCAAACCCCGTTTGTGAAGCTCCACATGCAAGAGTAATGGTATCTCCACTCGCACCAAGAGTTATGGTTGTGCTACACTTGTTAACGATGTTAGCACCGCATTGATTTTGAATATTATTTACTTTTATTGTACTAGCCATTATTGATATTTATACCTTATTATTACGATTCCGCTACCTCCAGCGCCACTAACTGTAGCCCCTGGAGGTCCACCTTTTCCACCGCCACCGCCACCACCAGTGTTAGTTGTACCTGCTGTTCCTGGGGTTCCTGGACTTCCACCAGGTCCACCGCCACCTGTTCCACCAGCACCATTAGGTATATTTCCTGTTGGCCCACCTTCTCCACCTCCTCCACCACCAGCATATGAAGTTGAAGAAAATGAAATTGAAGTTGTTCCACCATCACCACCTACACCAGAAGGACCTGATGGAGAAGTTCCTCCTGTACCTGCTGCTGTAGCACCACCTCCACCACCAGCAAGAAGTGTTGGAGGACTATTGGTTCCTGTTCCACCATTATTACCTTGAGGAGGACTAACGGGCGGCGTGTTTCCTGCTCCACCGCATCCTCCAATAGCTGGAGGAGATGCTCCTCCAGATTCAGAAGCTCCTCCACCACCTGAACCACCTGATCTTCCTCTTGTAGTAAAAGTTGGAGTATATGCTCCACCACCTGCTCCACCGCCTCCAGTGGAAGTAATTGTTGAAAAAACTGAATTAGATCCGTCTCCACCTTGCGCAGATGCAGAAGGATTTGGAGATCCACCTGCTCCTACTGTAACTGGATAACTTGTTACACTAACTGGTAATGCACTAACACACGCTCCTAATGGAGATCTTGAATAGCAACCAGTTGATGTTCCACTTGATTCTCTGTATCCTCCAGCACCACCTCCTCCTCCAGAGTGTGCTGGAGCAGCTCCTGAACCACCAGCTCCACCACCAGCAACAACTAAATAATCTACAACGTTGTTACTAGGACTTGATGCCAAAGCTGAAATACAAAAACTTCCTGGGCTTGTAAAGGTATGAATTTTATAATCTCCACAAGTAGTTTCAGTTCCACCTGTTGCTGTTATAAAAGCTTCTCCAATAAAACCTGTTCCTTCTTCTACTGACTTCCAGCCTTGTGTACCATCTACATAAACGAGTGACATACTTGTGTGATCTGTGTCAATTACTTTATCTGATGCAGCTCCGTCTAAATTAGATCCGTTTCTTCCTATAGTTAAATTGTTTGTTCCAAAAGTTCCCGCATAATCTTTAAATGCTACGATGTCGCCTGCAGATGGAGTTGCGGGTAAAGTTATTGTAATTGCACCTGAAGTGGTATTTACAAAATACCCATTCCCACTGACTGCTGTGAAACCAGCCGTCTTTGCCGTTGTATCCCAATCGACAGTTCCAGTTCTTCCAAAACCAGTCTGACTTGCACCACACGCTAAAGTTACCGTGTCACCTGATTGACCAATTGTTAATGTTGATCCGCATTGTGATGATATTTGATTAACTTCTATTTTACTCATTTAAATAATTACCAATGTTCCTGTTACCGTTTGTGTACCTGTGATCGTGACAGGTCCTGCCAAGACTCCTGAATCTAATGTTTGATCTTCTGAAATTGTAGAATTATGTGTTACAACAAAAGTTGTTGCATCCATAACTGGAGAAATAGTTTTCTTCGCTGGCAATGTACAGAATACATTTTTAGAACCTGCGCTAAAGTTAACTAGAGCGTCACCATTAGATGACGATATGACCGTGTCTCGTGATAAAGTATCAGGTGTAGCATCCGTAACGGTGCCAATACCAACTTCCCATTCGCCAGCAGAATTTAATTCTATAGCGTAGTAAGTTGTGTTCGTCGTTCCAACACCAGAAACAAAACTTTCATAACCAGTTTCTGCACCAGCTAGATCCAAAGTTCCAGTTCCAGTAGTTGTACTCGTCTCCTTAACTCTATCGTTAATTACCAAAGCCATTTCTACTCCTTATAACTATTATGCGTCGCCAAGTCTAATAATAGCATTAGATGAATCAGCAGTTGGGAACTGAATAACGAAATCTCCGTTAGTTGCAGTTTTATCTCCGCCGAAATCTAAAACTAATACTGCTTCATTAGACGTGCCTTTATAAATCAGTGCACTATCAGCTGTTAAAGTTACAGATGAAAAAGTTAAATCTGCAAAGTCAACATAAGCGATGTTTGATGACACTGCTACACCATTGTTAGTTAAAGTATTTCCACCCGCTGTATAGTTTGTACCAGTTGAAGAAACTTCATTGGTCGTTGTATAAGCTGTAGTAGAAGTACTGAAACCAGAAATGTCAGTGTAGAGTGCAAGTTTGAAAGTTGATCCACCAGAATCAAAATCAAACACACCACCTAATAGGTCTGTTTTAAAAGAGTCAGGTACTATATTAGCCATTTATTTTTCTCCTTAGTTTATTGCGATGGATTTACAGATTTTAAAGGAGTACGAATAACACCATCAGTATATTCGTCTCGGCGTCTACGACCTTGTTGTTCGATCGCATACGATTGTTGAGCTTGTTGATAAGCTTGCGTGTAGTATTGTAACATATCCGCAGGCCCTTTCAAGTATGCATATGTTTCTATCAGACATGCATATAAAAGTAAATCTTGATATTTATTAGAAGTATAAGTCCCAGCAGTTGCTCCTGGTGCATCAAGAATGCTTGCGGGCTGCTTATTATAAGCCAAAGTAATCAAATAAGTTGAATCTGGAGTAGGTGCTACAACCCAATAGTTGGCATCCCAATTCGCATAATATTTAGGAAGACCAGAACTTGTACCTGGAGTGTCATAATATTCTGCCATGAAGCTTGTATCGCGTTGTTCTAAATAAACTTGATTACCAGATGAATCGGTAAGTTGAGCATATCTAATAATTCTTAAATCTGTTGGAATGGTGACATATCTATTTCCAGCTTGAAGATTTGATGTTGCATAAAATCTGTCATCATCAGTATCAGTATCTCTATAAATTTTATTCTCAGCATTTTTGATAATGGTTGATAAAACAGAATCAGATAAAACATTGCTATCCACTTCTGTATAATTTCTAATATCAGTTTGTAAATTTGTTAAAGTGTATGCCATTATGCTGTCAATGTAACAGGTCCTGCTGTTACAGTATTGCCTCCTGATTGTTCAGTTACGGTAGGCGTTGCACCTAAAGTAAATGTATAATTATTAGAATCTGTTTTTGTTATACTATATCCAGATGAATCTTCAAATGTAGAATAAGCTACTCCTCCAGGAGATCCATCAACATTTCTAAATACAACAACATCAGCTGTGCTTCTTCCGTGATTCGGTTCATATACACTTACTGTTGTAGATCCAGATGTAATGGTAAATGGATTTGCGGGTAACAATGCAGCCACTGCAGGTTCTGTTCTTGCAGGTCTTGCATTTTGTAAACCTTGTGCATCGCCCCCTTTTGGTTTTGGTTCTAACTGTGGATGTTTTGCTTCATATTCAGAAATATGAACTAAAGATCCATTCCATTCTCTTACCA